GAAAAGCATTCTGTCAGAACTTCTAGATTTGTATCGTATCTAGTATCTCCCTTTATTACTTTTGCTCCACCCTTGTTTACTATATCGCCACCAACAATATATGTTTCGAACCCATAAGATAACTCAGGATGATCTAGCACTATGTTCGCCTTATTTGCTTTTGCGAGAAATGCTGCGCTTATTCCGTCAGGGAAGTTTTTGCCTGAAACAATCACCTTATTTGCTTTTGCAAACTCCTTGTCTATGATATCTGATGTTGCATATCTGTCATCTCCTGTGTATTTGACAACCTCTGCACCAATATCGACTTGCTTAGATTTCGGTGTAATAACTTGCGTCACTTTTTCGCCCTGCTTCCTCGCATATGCATACCATGTATCTGCATCGCCATAAAATACATCAAGATCAAGTCTTTTGCTATATCCACTTAGATATCCATGAGATGTATATTGATACATTGCAACAACGCTCCAATATGGCACATATGGTGCAGCCTTTTCGAGATATCCTGTTGCATTATTGTTATCATACTGAGCCACCCACAATCCATAGTCTGCATTAGCTATAGCGCTACAATCATGACTTTCTATGAAACTTAAATAGCTATAAAATAAAGGTTTTACACCTATAAGTCTATAAACTGCATCGAGCCAAGCTTTTGCCCATTCTGCGCCTAAATACACATCCTCCTCGAAGTCTAACACGGGAATAACCGTGCCATCGAAATATGCACCGCAGTTATCTACAAACCACTGTGCTTCCTCTTCAGGAGTTCCGCCAAAACCAACCTCACGAGCAAAGTGGTATACTCCGATTAGTTTCCCTGCAGCCTTTGCTTGTTGCACAAAGCCGTCACATTCTGCCGATACATATCCGGCACCGCCCGTTCCTTTGATTATTACAAAATCTGCGGGCACACTTGCTAGCTGTATACCCTCTTGCCATCCTGAAATATCAATTCCGTGTAACATATTAGCCCTCCAAGTCCTTGAAGTCCTTAACTTCCTCATCGAGCTCTGGCATACCTTTGGCATTTACAAGCAGTGTTATGATTCCAGCCAATACTGCTGCACTTATTACTTGCCCCCAACGAACTTCGCCTGTAAAGGTTGCAGTGCCTATAACACCAAGTGCAGCCTCTGCCATTGTCTTAACTGCTCTAATGCCCGCTTTTTTTCCCCAATCTTTCCAATTTCTGTTCTTCATTCTTTTCTTCATTCTTTTACCTCCTGCAATGAATAAAAAAGGCAGCTAAGCGCTGCCGATTAACCAACTGTTTAAACATTACAATTATCTTTTAACGGTAATTGCTTTACTTCATTTATGACTTTTTCGGCCGTACCATTGCCCCCTAAATTCTTATATGGGATATAAAGATAGTCTACAAGATTTTCATATTCATCTCTTGTGATGCATCCACGCTTGATGTAATACTCTCCCAAATAGCATATGCGATCATGTCCTAGACCTCTCATCATCATCGCATAGTCGCTCTTGCGCTCCATATACCTCTGCACTAGCATACTGATAAAACTCCATAGTCCCGTTGATGCAAATACTGCGATTATAATTGCTCTTTCCATACGCCCTCCTATTTCCACTTACCTATCGCATAAATCTGTAAGTTTAAAATATCTGCAGATGCTGAACTCTGACTCGCAGCTACCGTCAACATCGTTGTATTTTGCGTATTGATTGTTTGAGCGGCAAACGAATATCCATTGCCAATCTGTACTGACGCCATTACCGTTGGCTTTGCAATAAATCGACAAGACGATGGGAATGTAAACGTTTTTCTGTTAAAAATCATGTTATTCCAGGCTCCAGCAGTCCATCCCGATCTAGAGTCCGAATCGGCTGTCTTAATAAGCTCTAATCTCCCCCTCTTCCATTTCACGAACTGCCATCCATCGACTTCGCCTTGCTCCATGACATAATCTTGAGCTCTTCCACCTCCGTTATATAGCTCATTGATTGCATCTGCGAGATTTCTTGCGCTGGTTTTTAACATGCTTGCGTTACCCATGTCGTCTCTAACTCGCTTTATCTGGTCTGCGTACTTTTCATCTGTGACTTTAATTTCTTGCTTGAGATCCTGGGCAAGTGTGCCAGACAGTGCCGAGTTCACGGTTCCGAAGCTATCACGTAGCTGTAGCCATAGGTTGTCAAATAGTCCGCGATACTCTACAGCTGGAACTACCCAACCACAAAGATTTGAGTCCATCCTTGTATCGGAGATATTAACCGATTCTATAGATGTTGCTCGAGCTGGTATAACTATGTCAGCTATTGCTAGCTCATAGTAGTTTGACTCACGGATGAGATTCTGGGCAACTGGATTCGTTGCTGCGACACCCTCTTTGAGGTAGATGTCAATGTCTCGCCTATCCTCTGCAGTATCAAATCTTAAAACGATTCTATCGATACGAGGCAGGCTCGATGCTGGAGACAATGTGATTTGTCTGTTATTGCTCTCCTTAAAGACTGCACCCTCGATGATTGCGCCTCCTGGTTTTACATTGACGGTCATTCCTCCGTGTGCCGTGACCATTAGCCCATCGATTGGATTAATAAACACACCGTTTCCCCAGCACATCTTGTTGAAATCTCTTTCATCCTGGGCTGTGATTGCTCTGTCCCATTCATTTCCGATTATACTTTTTGATTCAAATGGAAAACTCTTTGCCATACTATACATCCACCTTTCTGTAAATTTGCCTGTTTGGAGTTCCAAAGACAAGCTCGACTTTTACTGTATTTTTAGAGTGAACCTCTCTGACTTCGACGAGCCTGGAAGTAAATTCTTTTTGTATCGAATCAATATTGATTGTACAAATATCGCCCAGGTCGTAGTCTTTGAGATAATAAAAACGATGCTGCAATACATCTACCGAGATAGTCTCTTGCTTGTAATTATTTAACATCTCTAGTTTTGCTGCATCTCTCATCTTTGACCTTATGAGTGCCTCGTTTTCACTCTTGATCTCGACTCCGCTTATGCTTGCACTAAAAACTTTGAGCGGAATACAGTGCCCAAGATTACTAGGTACGTTGTTATCAAACTGCACGTACTCATGTATTGCCCTGACCTTCTTACCGTCCTTCCAAAAGCTGTGTACCTCGTTTGATGTCTTAAAGTCATCAGGAATTTCTTGACTCGCTAAAAAGCCACTGTATATCCCGCTTTCATCACATGCATATTCGCATTTTGAGATATTGCCCCAAGCCTCTCCAAAAAATACGTCATCACGCAAATCCTTGCCCTTTTGAACGTGCAACTCAATGCCTAAAAGCGGTTTACCTGGTTCTTCCTTTGCCGAGAAAATCGGTCTGCAAATGAGTGTATACCCTGCAGACTTTAAAGCTTTTCGCATAGCAGAGCCTGTACTTTCACCGAGTTCTGCACTTATAGACAGCTCGCTTGGTACGTCACTATCTGTGCTTAACTTTGCGCCCTTTACCGTTCCCCCTCCAGGCTGAGCGTACTTGTCACTCACAGTTTCAAGTAACCATTGTTTTAATTGCGTTTCAACTTCTGCCTTACTCTTAAATGTCATTGTCGAAATCGGTATCGTATAAGCGCTCCAATCAAGTACTTTGTCGATAAAAAAGCCTGACAAAGTGACAAATTCACCGTTATTTTTCTCCTCATACACGACCTTTTGAACCATCGCAGTTTCAGGGCGCCCAATACATTGGATGTACTTGACATCTGAGTCATAGTCCTTTGCTGCCATGTATAGCACAAATGACCCGCACTCAAAATATTTCCTACTCCATTGCAATTCGACGAAATCAATCATCTTGACCTCTTCGCCGAATTTGTTTAGACACTTGATCATTTACACACCTCCGTATCTTCCCACGAAGCTTACTTCTGCAGTAAATGCCGTATTGCCATCTTTAGATATTTTGATTTGATTATCTCCATAGCCAAGCACCATCTGCATGAGGTCTCTAGCGTCAAAATCGCTGTATGGCGCGTCTTTACCGTTCTTTTTGACCATTCGCTTGTCGCAGTCAATAACGAGGACATCAGACGCATTTAAGACCGTTTTCACGCTAGTCTTAAGGTCACCCATCTCGATGTCGATACCAGGAACATAGCCAGTTGATTTTATTGTGATAACGATTGGAGCCGGTTCGCTTCCGAGATAATTGATTACCTTTGTATCAGTCTTTGTTATCTCACCAAACGCGAGCTTGCCACCTCCTGGCGCATAATATCTTGTCCAGTGCCACATAGGATTTACGTCACTAAAAGCAGTCGTGTCCTTGCTGTCGCCAAATAGATCAGCATGAGGTGACTGAAATAAGAGTTCAAGATTAGGCTTTCGATAGACATTCCTTGAAGGATAGCTTGCTGCTTTGAGAACACAGTCTTTAGCTATCTTTGTGACTCCAGCATATGTGATATACAAATCATACTTATGATTAGCATTGTGGAATCCGATAACCTCAGCTCTTAAACTATCATTAGAGCCGTTAATTCTTGCCGACAACGTAATCTGTCGCCCATGCTTTCTTATGCCGGTGATAATGTCACCGTGGCCAAACCCTCTCGCCTCTGAAAATACT